AGGATGTATGCCGCTACTGAACGAGCTACTTGCAAAGGTCTTTTACGACTTCTTAATGCCAAAGATCCTTTAGGCATATTAAGAACGTTAGTCGTAATATCACAAATGATTTTAAAATTTAGTTCTTCAGTCATTTTAAAAAGATATATCGTCAGAGGTCATAAACTCTGATCTGTTATCGGTTGATTTTTCATTTTGATTAACAAACCACCAGCCATCTATTTTATTAAAATATCTACCTTTCCACTCTTCACTATAAATATTACAAGAAATAGCAACCATATCGCCTTCCCTCAGCTTGTTCATTTGCTTAATCTTATCTTCACCAAAACACTGTACAGCTGTAATATTTTTAAAATCTTCACCATTGTCAACTAAGCAAATTTGTTTAACCCAAGGCTTTCCAGCTTGACTTGTTCCTGCCTCTTGAGGTAGTTTTTTTATTAATTTACCCTCTATTATATTTTTTGTTTTTTTTGAATTATCCATTATTTCTTTTTCTTTTTATTAGACTTTGTTTTAATTTCTTTAAGATTTTCAGAGTTTACGATATGTTCGTAACCATCTTCGTCTTCAATCTTGCATTTTTCAATTCCATTTTTTGACCATTTTTTAATCAAGATCAAATCACCTTTTAAATGTGGGTGTGTGTACTTTTTCATATTTATTTAATTTGGTTAATATTTTATTGTAAGTTGTTATATTCTTTAAAAGCTTTTACAATTCCTAGTTCTTCTTGAATTATAGGATCTGTCGTTTGCTCTTTAATTAATTTATCAAGCGTTGTCTTTTGTTTTTTAGTGAGCTTGTAGTTTTTCATTCTCTCTTTAACTACGTCAATTTTACCTTCACCAATTGCTATGATCATAGCTTGATATTTACTATCGTCTAGCTTTTCTTTAGTCTTAGGTGTTTCTTGTTGTTTCTTAGCGTTAAGAACTTCGTCAGCACTTGCTATCGATGTGTCAAGTCCGATACCTAAATTTGCTAAAGCACGACCCCACGCTGAAGTCTGACAGTTTTCGATAAAAGAAGTCTTGTTTATAAACGTGCTACCTTTAGTTTCTTCTGCAATTCCATCACCAATAACTCTGTTTTCTTCATTAAGAACCATCGCTTTAATTACACATCTATTTTCTGTTAATTCTATAAATTCAGATGTTAAACTCCAATTTTTATAATTTTCTCTAAAGTATTTTATTCTCTCGTTTACTTCTACATACTGTTTACCGTGAATGTTAATTGTTTTCATAATGTTTTTTTTGTTAATAACTGCGTTAAAAATACAAAAATTTATTTTTCTTCAATGTATTTTACTAATTTTTCTTTTATTTCTTCTAGTCTTTCTTTGTTAACGTGTTCAAGAAACTTGAAGCTGTCGAACCAAATCGTGATGTACTCGTTTTCTTCATTCATACCTCCTAAACAAAATCTGTTTTTATACACCATACTTGATTGTATGTCTAAGTGATCGTGCTTTTCGGGTATTTGAATTTCTTCTTCTTCTTTGTATTTTTCAAAAGGTATTGTCGTGTCTTCTAACTCAGGCATTTTCATAAATTCTTTTTCTAGTTCTTTTCTTGTTGGTTCTAAGTCAATTGGTATCATATCGTTGTTATTAGTGCTAAGTTATTATTCATTTTATTATATATTTTCTTGTATTCTTTTAATTTCTTTTTTACAATCTTATTATACTTAATAGCTTCTTCTTCACCGAACCTTCTTGTAGTTCGTTCGTACCACTCTGAACCCTTCGGCTCGACTTTAAAGTCAAACCCTTCGTTTAAATTAAGTTCTGTTAGTTTTATATAGTCTTCTAAGGCTTTGTCTATTTGTTCTTGCGTTCCAAATATTCTTATACTTGGTTCTACTTTTGCTAAGTCTGTAAACCAGCCTTCAGGTGAAAGTTTCTCTATTGTTTTGTATACTTCGTTATTGTAAAAGTGAAAGTCAATTGCTAGTAATTCCATTGTGTATTGTCTTTAAAATTGTAGTATTCGGTTTTAAGTTTTACAAATAAGTCAATCACTTGTTCGTCAACTGATTTTTCTAGTAAGAATTTTTTGTGTTCATCTTCTATGTTTCTGACTAATATCAACAAGCCGTCTGATATTTTATTTAACCATAATGGGTTCTCTTTAACAACATTCAAGATCGACTTTATAGCTTCGTCTTTGTTTGTTGCTTCCTTCATTTTAAAATTTGTTTTCATTTTATTTAATTTAATTAATCATTTGTTTTAACACCACAAAGATACATAAAAAAACGATATAAACAACTTTATTAACAAAAAAAGTATGTCTTTATCTAGTAAATTTTTTTAAAAAAACTTGAAAAAAGTTATAAATTAAATAAAAGAATTGAGAAAATTATTAAAAAATACAATATAAAAAGGCGTATATTTATTTGTTTTTCGGTCATTATAGCGTCATTAATAGATTAATTGGCAGCGTGCCGTTGTTTAGGATTACCGAACAACCGATAGCTTGTTTCTTGTAGTTTCTAGCATATGCTGCGGCGTATGTCGAACCATCCACACCGCATCCGACTTGCATTGCAAAAATACGGTATCTCTTTCCCACAAACCACTTGCAATAAGCTTCGGTGTGTGTATGACCGCATACGCTTGACATTAAGTTATTCTTTGCTTTTGTTTGTGCTTGACCGCCTTCTCCGTGTTCGTAAAGTACATCATCGTAAACAACAGATTCAACCCAGTTCCATTTTGGTGTGTTTAATACTTCGTTGTATGATCTTATCCAAGCTTTAGGAATACCACCTGTAAAGCTCTTCCTAGCAGCAAGGCGGTCGTGATTGCCGATACATACGTCTGCGTCAGGAAAGGCACTATACCAGTGTGATACTTTTTCAATACTTTTTTCTAGTTCTAAGCCAGCTGACATACCGTCGGGGTCGGCTTCGTGGTAACTGAAGGCGTGATTATCCAAAATATCTCCTATGAAGATAACTTGATTGCAATTGAAGGCTTCGTATTGTTCTAAACAGAACTCTAAGTACCCTTCTAAGTCAAAGGGACAATGCAAGTCCCCGATCACCAGAATGTTTCTAGTGTCGGTTTCTCGCATTTTTTTTAGTGCCACAATTTCGTGTGACTTTAATCGGTATCTATTATTTCTTTTTAGCATCCGCAAATCCCTGTCCTAGCACTAAAGCGCCAATTGACATTAGTATGTTATTTACTTCGTCAGAATTTAACCCGAAAGTGTCTGATAATAAAGTAGTTAACACACCGATTACGGTATACCAAAATTTCTTGGATTTCAACATTTGTCCTAGCAAATACTTGTTTAAAAAGTCAGTCATAATTATTTATTTTTGATTATTAAATTGATATTCTTTATTGCGTGACCGCAATTTATTAATTCTTTCATAAGTAAATCCATTGCAAGTGTAGAATTATGAACAAAGTCTTGTTGATTAGCAAAGCCGACCAACACACATCCTCTACTGTCTTTTGCGGTGTTTCCCCTATGGAATAAGATGTAATCTCTGTTAGGTACGTCTTTTATTAGTAGATGTAAATAATCTCGTGTTGCCGATTCTCTAGGGTATCTGAAGCGAACTTTATATTGACCCGCTGGTATGCAAGAAACACTTCTTTGATTATCACGCCAAGGCAACTCTAAGGTGTCGCATATTCGTTCACCATCAATAAATAGTTCACCCATTACAGACTTGTCGGTAAACGTATCTCTAATAAGCAAAAGATTAACGCCCTTGTCCTCTGTAAGCTTGTTTATAGCCACTTTGTCCTTTACTTGCGTTTTTTGAATGGATTCCTTTTCTTTTCTTTTTAGAAGGTCTATAAGCTCTAGTAACAACCTTTTTAGCCATTTATATAGTTTTATCAAACTTGCAGTTTTTATTACACCAATTTAAACAGATTGTTTTTCCTGTTATTATGTTTATTATTTTACAAATTATTGTTTTCATATTTTATAAATTTATAAATTGTGAATCCTATTGCTAAAACTAAGGATACAAAAGTTAGGATTTCATTGCAATCAGTTAAGCTAAAACCAATTGCAGAACCATTAGCTAGTCCTACTTGTATTGTGTCTTTTAGATCGTTCATTTTTATTTGTATTAGGCTTTTTATCCAAGTAGGATTTAAGCTTCGTTATATTTTTCTTTTTTGGTTTGTACAGTTTATTCATTAAGTTAAGTCAGGTGTTAAAAAATTTCTTAAAGTTATTCTAGTTCCTTGTTGTCTTGGTCTTTCAAGATTCATCCCGTTATAATATGCATTGGAGTCAGGAGAAATGTCTGCACCACTATTCGTTGAATATTCAGGAAAACTTGACGTATTGTTCTTAACATAATCAATCATTCTTTCAGTGTAATATTCAGAAGTGTTTCTGACCTCTTCTCTAAGATGCTGGCTTTCTTCAGTTGTTAAAGGTGTACCAGTTTCAGAGGTTTTGGAATAAAGATTTCCGTTCTCGATTTTAAAACGCAAAAATGGGATTGAGTGATAAAAAGCCCAGTTTGGGAGCATATCCGCAATGTAATCGTCAACAAGTGTTTTATAAGCACCAGCTAAAGTACCAGCTGCAATATCATTTTTTAATTTGTTTGTCAACTCCGTCCCTAGTTTTGGCTCTACATAAAGCTTCTGTGCCTGACGTACATAGGGAAGAAGCAAATTGACATCCACGTTAAGGTTAATTGCAGTGGATTCCTTCAATTTTAGTTCTGATATGAATAAGATATAATTTGACATAATTTTTTAGTTTGAAGGGTAGTACCCTTTGTTCTTCATTCTTTGTGGTGGTATTGCAACCAGCTTGTCGTTTCTTTTGATCGTAAAACCTTCAGACAACGCTTTTGTGTACGATATTACTTCAGCGTCTACAATTGGTTTCTTTGCGTTTCTTAAAGATGTCTTGTAAATTCTGCGCATCCAAAAATGTCTGCATTGGGGGCCTCCTTTAAAAAGAAATAAATTATACGTTCCTTTCTCACCATCTAAATAAGCGTATTCTTTGTGACCAAAGCCCGGATTCAAGTCTTGACTGTTAGCGTTGACAATATCCTCTTTTCTATAGACTTTGTTAGCACCTACCATAAGTTCACAAAATTCTCTTGATGTACCTGACTTATTAGTTAAAAAGTTGTCTGTAGTGTAAACGTAACGAACTTTGTAATAATCGTTAAAACTTTTATTTACACCGTCTTGTTCACTTCTTGCGTTCGGTCTAGCTGTTATTGACTTAGCGTCGTTTAACTCTAATTTTTCATTAGTTATTTTATTAAGTTCTTTTTCAAAATTAAAGTCTTGGTGTTCACCGTCAACAATTTCTTCTTCTAATAGTTCCCAATCGTCAGAAACTTCTTCACCGAAATCTTGAATAAATTTGTGTAGCTCTGTAGCTTCAGAATGCCCTTCACAAGCCATATAAGCCGTTTTCCCGTTATATTCGTGTTCGTGATACCCAGAACACCCTAAAGTCTTTGCGTGAGCTTCAGCTTCTTCTATTGTGCTAAAAACGGGTTTACCATCTATCATACCAACTTTGCTGAAGTCTTCACGAACTTCAATTTCTTCGTCTAGTGGTTCAAGTCCCAGTTCTTCACGAATTTCGTTCTGCGTCATAACCGCCATTAAGTCTTGATTTGTAAAGCGTGTTGTTATTGGTTTAAGTTGAACAAATTGAACTGGCATATCCATATTGTTAACTTGGAATATTTTTCTAAGCTGTTTAACTATCATATCCTGAAATCCCTTAACGACAGTGTTAAGATAGAAATTCGCTGCGGAGTTCAATTCGTCAGCGTTATTTCCTAGACCAGTATCAGACTTAATTCCCATAAGCATAGGTGACGTGCAACGATGTCCCGAAAGTATGTTTCTAGTAAGTAGGTCTTGGAGTGCGAGATATTGCTTATCCAAATCACTAGAATTGATAGGTGTTATTTCTGGTGTTCTTGTTTTGTCATCGGAGAATGTAAGCACAAATTTGCCCGAATTCGTCTCCGCGCAGAATTTATCAGTCAAACTTCTTTCTATCTGCATACGTTCTTCTTGTGTGGGAATCCCATTTGCGAAGGATATCATAAAGCTTCCCGCAAATCCATTCGATATATTGTTAAGATGGAACTCGCTTATCCTAGAGTCAATTAACGCCCAGTTATTGCAACTAACGTAATCAGGAGTGTAGTAGGAGTTCATATTTGGTGAATAAAGACCTGAATATAATAATTGATTTGGTGACGTTCTATCATTAACATTAAAAGCTGGAACGTAATAAGGTTTGTGCTGTCTTGTGTTGCTCCAGTCGGTCGATATGTAATAACCATTAGTTTTTCCAAACTCGTCAGGTCTAGCACATCTTACTTTTTCGACTCCAACGTGATAAATCTCCGCAATTTCAGTACGATCTTTGCTCCAAACGATGTTGAGGGCGAAACTCCCTTGAAGCTTGAAGTCAAAAGCTATTTTCTTAATAACTTCGTGAAGACTTTCAGAACCATTAGCTCTATTCATAAAGTTTTGAAGCTTAATTCTAGCTTCGTCTTCTCTGTCGTCTTCGTCTTCAATTACTAGATTTTCAGCTGATATGTATTCAGCGGTTGCGTTGATTATTGCAGCCGATATACTACTAGAGTAATACAAGTCAATAATAAACTGAGGATAGAGGTTTTTCCAGTCTTCAGTTCCAAATTCTATCCAATCTTTTCCACGTTGCTCTTGTATAATAGGAGCTGTTGACGTTTCAAGATTAATATTAATGATGTTGTCTTTCATAATTTTTATTTTATAAAGTTGCTAGCCAATTGTTGACATTAGTTGTTAAGTCTGCACTTGTGCTGCTATATATTTGAACCTCTCTCATAGTACCATCATAAGGAGAAGCGTCTGTTTTCCTAATACCGATTGCGTCAATATCAGCCGTGCCAGTTTTTGTGCCTGAACTGGTTTGTGAAACACCATCGACCCACCAGTTAACAGTTCCACTTGATCTAGTTAAAACTACATATTGTTCACCGCCAAAGTTACCGCTGTTAAGTGTTAAGTCTAGCGGTGCAGTACCGTCAACTTTTAATCTTAATTTATTACTTGCTTGAAACCTTAAAAACTCACCCGTTTCTGTTTGGTCTGCTAACAACGTACCAGTTGTCGCAGTTACATTAAAACGAATACCAACGGTAAAGTCACCTGTTAATTGTATTTGAGTTCCGCTTAATTCTAAACACTCGTTACTCGTAGGGTCAAAAGTTAAAACGCCAGCTGAGTATGCTGGTTGTTGTGCTGCGTCTGATTGAAGCATATGATAACCATTACCCGAATTGTCAGACCATCTACTAACATCTGAACCATTTAACGTAATACCTGTTGCCATTTTATACCACGCCACTATATTGGCATTTC